TTATACTTTCTACGTAAATCACCAGTATCCACATTACTTGTCGCGGAACCTGGTCCGTTTGCCAGAACGTCAGTAGCACCCAATTCGCTCAGTTGAACGTAATCATTTAAAGCCATTATTGACTCCTTTTATTTTGGGTTAATGTTTAACTAAGGAATCAAAAATAATTCTTTAGCCAAACAGCTCATCTATATTGCCGTCAGAATTAAGCAAGGTATCAAATACATTATCATTCGCACTTGTTACGACACCTGCATTATTTGACGAACTTTGGCTAGCAGGTATATCACGGACATTTTTCATTTGATTAAGCATATCTTTTTTAGTTGCATTTGCAACATTCTGATTTACTTTCCCTCTATTAACAAGCATATACATATCGTCAAAACTTAAACCTTTTTGTGAAAATTTAGACTGAGCTTCTTGTACAAAAGCGGTAAAATCTGCTTCCGTCATTCCATGTCTCTGTTTAAATACTTCAGCTTGCTCTCTAAGAGCCAGTTTTCGTTGGCTATGTTCAGCTTTTACCTGTTCAGTTTCAAGAATCTGATTGGCTTTTTTCTGAACGATACCATCAACCATTGTATTGAATACTTGCCTAGATTTTGAATCTGGGTCTGATATCATATCGTTAGTATCGAACTCAAAATCTTCATCAAGATTTAATTGTTCTTTTACATTACCTGGGACATCACCGCCCTTCTGAAAATAATCCCTGACATGACTTACTAAGCCACTGTCTTTTTTCATCGCATCTAACACTGGAATAAAAGGTTTCAACTCATTGAGTTGGGCTCTTAAGCCTTGTGCTTCACGACTGGAATCGCTATAACGCTTTTTCAAATTATCTACTTCAGCGTTTTGCGAACCCTCTGCCTCAGCTGTTACATTATTGGAGTCCTGCCTTGCAGGAGTTACCTCAGCTTCAGTTACTGGCGTATTATCTTGAACCATGCTATTAACATCTTGTTCAAGTGCATTAAAGAAATCATCACTTTCGGAGCCATTAGCTGGGTTGCCTTGAGTGTTATTTTCTAAATCCATAGTTTCTCCTATATTTCATAAATCAAACTTAAAACTAAAGTCCCATTATTTCCAAAGGTTTATTTTCTTCTTCGGAAATCTTTTTTTGATTATCTTCTTTTGTTTTTCTTAAATGCTTTTGCTGAGCAATAGATTCAAGTTCTTCTTTATATATTCTAGACTTAGTTGCCTCTTTCTGCTTATTGACTTCAACATCGCCTTTCATAACTTTGTTTTGAATACCAGCTTGGACAACTTGTCTTTCAAGCGTTTCGTTAGTACCTTTTTCTTTCTTGAGTTGCTCTTCAAGAGAAGCAACTTGATTTTGCAATTGAGCATATAAGCTTTTTCGTTTAACTATTTGCTCTTTATTCTTAATATCTGTTTCGGATAAAACTGCTATATCATCTACTACACCAAGATTCATTAATTGTTTTAATTCTTCTAAGTAAGCCCATCTATTAATAGGCAATGTAGAGCCAGATATGATTCTTACGTCAAATTTAGCAGCAGAGTAATCTCTCCATTTTCCAATAGCTTGTCCAAAATCATTATACATTGGAACATTTATCTCTACTGTACGTTCTTCTGTAATAGCATTTGGCTGAACTATTCTAAATACCTTATGGGCAGTATATACCGATTGAGAATATTGCTTAACAACTTCTCCCATTTGTTTTAATCCAGGTTCAATGCAATGCTTTTGCCAATACTTTATTCTTCTTGTCCCATATTCATCCATAGCAAGCATACCTCTATAAGGCATATCTCCAGTAACTCCAGCATCTCCTTGCATTGAAGAATATATACCAGCTAAATATTCCATATCTCCTTTTCCAGCTTGAACTAAACTAAAAAATGCATTATTTAATTGAAATGGTTGAACTGGTACTGGCGGGTCATAACCTTGCCTTTTAGGAAGCAATGCTCCAGGAGCAGATGAATATCTTTCCCAATAATCAGTATCAATACTTCCTTCTTCATACATCCATCTCAAGCTACTGCCTAAAGATGCATTATGTATCATTAATTGATGTGCCTTATTCATCTCTCTTTGCTTACCTATCAAAGGTGAAACTGCAGACATTGGAAACGGGGTCCCAGTCCATTTATAATGAAAAGGCACTAATGGATAATCTTGCAATGGGAGGTATTTCTGATATAAAGTCTTGTCTCCAACAACACAAGTTAATTTAATTCTGCTTTCGTGAAAAGGCACAACTTCGATAACATCATTCATAAATCTTTCATTGGCCTCTAATAATTCAAATTCTTTTTTAGATATAACTTTATTATCTACCTTGGAAGCTTCTTCTTGCAATCTATTTTCAACTTCTATACGAAAAGATTCTAATTGTTTCATCATCATCTCTTCAGCTTTTTGCAATTCAAGTTCCATTCTTTCTTTAATCATCTTGCCTTGCTTAACAGCATCCATCATCTGAACTTGCTGCTCTTTGAAAGCTACCATCATTTCCATTTGCATTTTTTGAGTTTCGACCTCAGCCTGCTCTTTTATCTTAGCAATTATTTTTTTATCAGGAGGTATTCTGAAAAACACATTTACAAAAGGTTTCTGTTCTTTTTCATAGCATTCAAAAAACTCTACTAATTCATTTTCTTTCTCACTATAGATAGCATTATTTGAATCCATTTCTTTATAGTGGAAATCATGCTGTTCATTATCAGTAGCTTTACTTGACATATTATCATAAGAGTCTTGATTAGAAGATGCCGCCATAATCTTATTTTTGCTATCAGGAAACTGGTTTATAAGATGACCTTTTGGTAGGATTTTGCGGATAAGAATATAAGCAGCATCTCTAAATAATATATCTCTAGATTTATTGTCTACAAAAACATCAAAGGGGTCAGGTTGCTGTATGACAACTTCACCCATCCCTCTATCTGCATTAGGGTCTACAGTAACAAGTAAATATCCTAAACTTTTAGTAACACAATCATTAATAGCATTTGATAGCAACGTATCTCCATCAGATTGATGCCATATATAATCTGCTATATCAGAATACACTGTAGCGACATCAGTATCAGAGCCTTCTGCCCCAACAGCTTGCCATCTCGGAGTATTTGCCGTAGCATAATAATTTAACATTTCAACCACAGGAATAATCCTGTTAATTGTAAAAGTAGGCATACCTTGCTCTTCTAAGGCAACCTTTTCTTCATGGCTTAATTGATTATCATTAGAAAAATCGTATCCTTTTTGATTTATATATTCCCATTGTAATCTATTGTCTGTCTTGGAATATTCATATATCTCTTTTACTCTTTCTGCTTTTTTATCTTTTCTTTTTGCCATTAGTCTTTATTACCTTTAAATAATCTAGTTATAATATCTATCAGTGTCTGATAAGATTTTACTATTCCCCGCTGTTCAATTTGCATTTTTTTCTGCTGGTCAATTAGTTTTACAATAATACCTTCTAATCTACCAAACTTTTCATGTATGTCTTTAGTTAAATCTTTTTGTATATATTGATTTTGCTTCCATATGAAGAAACCAAACGCCATAGCTACTGCCACAGGTATTCCAAATTTCTCTACTATCTCTATTGGATTCATTATATTTTAAGCCCTTTAACATACTAAATCTTTATACTTTTCTCCAAGTTAATATACTAATAATTATGCAATTACCCAAGACTTTGGTTTGGGGACTTTCTTAAAGTACCTTTTCTTTTCTTTATCTTCGCTGATTCCGATAGGTGGATTAGCATATTTACATGCATATGCCAATGCATCAATAGTATCATCATGACCCATCCTCGGTCCAAATGTAATTATCTCATGTTGTAAATCATACTGGTCTTTTTTTAAATGTATCTGACCAATTGCAAATCTTTGTGCTAAAATTTCCTGTATTCTATCTCTCTTACTCATTCTAGTTCCAGGCTTCTCTTCTTTAAATCTAACAGAAAAATCATTCCTTCTTCTTGTCTCAGCTCTTAACGCCTGAAAAACAGGCTTAGACATAGTTGTATCTTCGACTACGAAAAGGCTTGGATGATATGTTTTAGAATAGTCAAACATATAATCAACTATTCCTTTTTTAGCTTCGCCAGG